TTATTGCAAAAAAATTTGGGATATTGCACGTGAAGCATTTTTTCTCATGTCATCATTATAATGAATGTATGTTTTGCTGACAGTTGCGACTGTATCACCAATAAGGGCAGCTACTGTTTTTATATCCACACCATTTGCCAATAAGGTTGTAGCATAAGTATGACGAAATAGATGAATATTAACATTTTCGTTTAAGCCTCTTAGGATATTGACCGGTGTTAAATAGTTTATGTTCCAAAATATTAATCCACTTATATGTAAAGCGGATGCTTGTCTGTAATTTTTGAGTATTTCTAATAATATTATTGGTGCGGGTACTGTTCTATAAGAATTATTTGTTTTTAAAGGTTTTATTAGAATACTGTTATTTGCGTCTCTCGTTAACTGTCTTTCAACAGTAATCGTACCATTAACAAAATTAATATCAGACCATTTTAATCCCATTATTTCACCAAGCCGTAGCCCGGAAAATGCAGCGATACAACAGATAATATATACATTGTTATTCCGCGTTTTAACTCTTTCTAAAATAAAATTTAATCGTTCCCTGGTTAAAGCATTTATTTTTTGTGGACCATTAATTTTTCGTGGTGTTATTTCAACACTTGGATCTTCGATTAATAATTTATAGGGAGAAACCGCTTTTTTGAAAATGTTTTTGATTTTTGCAAGATACATGTTAGCTGTGCTTGCTTTATAATTTAAAGAATTAAATATAACTACAATATCATTATGAGTGATATTGATTAATTTTAAGGTTTCTAAATCAGAGAATGCTTTTATTGCTTGTCGATAGTTTCGTAAAGTATTATAGGCTATATTCCTTTTTATATTGTTTAGGTACATTTCCGTAAATTCACCAAACGTTATACTATCAATACTATTGTCTATATATACCGGTGCATTTGCTTTAACTTCTTCTAATAACTTATCGCCGGCATTCTTAGCTTCTCGCTTAGTCTTAAATCCTTGCTTAGATTTTTGCTTCCAGCGTCCTACATTATCCTTATAGGAGAGTATGACCTGGAAGCCTTTGTCTTTCTCTCTGTAAGTAAAATTGTACTCCATTGCTACCTCCTTACAGTTGGACAAAAATGTCCGTGTACTTATGGTAATTATTTCTACCAGCCTTGTTTGGCTTGAGATCTGCGTGTTTTTTGAGCCTGAGCTAAACGCTCAGAGGATATTTTTTGAGAGGATAACCATAAAAAAACATTAGAATCATATTTGCCTTTATCATGGTAATTAGAAAAAAACATAATCTTACAAACAGGGCCTTCCCAAAAATACATACGTGTAAATGGTTCGTCTGTAAATGGTTCCTCAAACTTTGAAGAACATTCTCCATATAAATCTTCTAAAGCAGCAAGCATTTTTTTCTCGTTATATGATGACATAGCTACAGAATCGCCACTAATGTTAATATGTACACTTTCTAATTGATTATTCCAAAAGGTATATTCTATTGGTGCTACAATAGGGATATTGCTTATAGAATCATTTTCTAAGTAAGTACCGTATGAAATCAATGTTGTACCATCGATCTGTTTGATTAAAGTATTTACTCTATCATCTTTAATTTCATAACTATTAGGATATTTTTCTTTCAATTCTTCTATAGATGCACCCCAACTTAAGCCTCGAAATGATGTTGGCTCATTTGGAAAAGCTAATGCAGCAGAATTTATTGATAACAATAAAATGAAAATTAAAAGAATAAGTTTCGACATTAGAAATACCTTCTTTCTAAAACTGCTCATAAAAAATATCATTTCAATATCCTCAACCTACTGCGTCTTTTTCAAAGGTAGAATTTTCTACAGCCAAAAGAGAATTAATCATAGTTGTTACTGCTTGCTGGTTTTGTTCGTTTAATTGGCGGTAATTTTTTATAAGTGCTTTTTCTGTATTGGTAAAAGTAATAGAATCATTTGATTGATTGTCAACCAATTCTATTATATCCACGTTTAAGTAATTGGCTAGCATTTGTACTTTATCCATACGGGGATATTTCTTCCCATTTAACCAGTCAGATACTGTAGATTGTTTAAAGTTTAATGCTTTTACTATATCGCTTTGATTTTTACCTTTTAAAGCCATAATTTTTTTTAGATTAGTTTTAAATTTTTTGCGCATCTCATCGCTGACCATATAATCACCTCAGTTTCATTATAGCGACAAGCCTTAACTTAAGCAAGCGAAAAGTGTAAAAAAATACGCTTAAAGCGTTGATGAACGCTTTAAGCGGTGGTATAATAAGAAAAAACGAAAGGAGAATAATAATGAAAGTTACTTTAGAGGCAGCACGAGTTAACTCTGGAATGACACAGGAAAAAGCCGCATCGTTGCTTGGGATATCGCGACGTAGCTTACAGAAATATGAATCGTATGAAATGTCACCAAGAGTTGATTTAGCCATAAAAATGAGCAAAATTTATAATTGTGAACTGAGTGATTTTATTTTTTTGAAACAAAACATCGCTTTAAGCGGTGAAAAAGGGGCGTAACAATGTTAGGACTAATGATAGCATTAGCACTTCTTGTTATTGGAAGAATTACTAACAACATAATACTCATAGTAATAGGAATGTGTTTTTGCTTTGTTTTTGGACTGTTTACTTCTTATACGATAGGCGGTTACGAATTGATGTATATATTCGTTCTGTCCATGATTGTTGTTCTTGCGATATTAGGTTTAATAACTCTTGCCCTTCGCTAACACCTTTTCTGGAATAAATGACATTATCTGTTCCCATTCCGGGTAATTGACATTGACCAGGACGATAGTCAGTTTCTACAGTAATTTTTAGTGAAGATTTTACAAATGTTATCCATTGACCATATTGGGCAGCGATATCTGGTAGAACTTTTGCTATTTCAACTTTGTGTTCATCCCAAAATTTAGTTTGAAAATTTTTACTGTAAAGATTGTCGAGTAGATAATTTAAGTCTTCTTCAAGTAATATACAAAAGGCTTTTCTCAATTTTTTTTGATGATAAGCTAATTTAATTGCATCAAAACCAAACCCAAAAAATGCACCAATGAAAAGTAAGATTACTGAATAAGTAAAATTTTGTTGTACGTAAGTTTGAAAATCACCCACAAAATCACCTCCTTCCTACAATCATTATAAGAAGGAGCAGGTTCTTTTACAACACAAAAAGAAACACCCGCCGCACCGTGGAAAGTTTAGCGAGTGTTTCTTGAACCCAGCCGAAGCCGGTGAGAAAAGTATAGCACACTTCGGCTGGTATATCAACTTTGAAAGAGGGATATACCATGAACAAGAAAGATGAAGCTTTGGCAAAGTTTGTCGAAGTGGTAAAGAATTTAAGTTCTAAAGAGTTTGAAGAAAAGTATGTTAAGGAGGATATACCGGTGAGTAAATTACTAATTCGGACAAAAGGAGTTTGGAAAGGGAATCTAAAGGTTATAAATGATAATAATGAGATATCTCAATACCATGACGGAGACTGCAATATAGCGATACATTCAGCAATTGATGGAACAAAGAAAATACATTTCCATATGGATAAAGTAAAGACTGATGATTTTGGTATTGATATAGAGATTGAGCCCCAATAATTTTTAATTAGGAGTGAGGAACAATGATTGTAGAATGTCCACACGTTGGAATAAGAGAGCTGTCTGAGGCGTGGGGAGTTAGTGCAAGGACAGTAAAAGAATGGCTTGCTAGTGCAGGTATTAAAACAGTAGTACGTGGTCGGTATCGTGTATCAGATGTTACGAGATATGCCGATCAGTACGGTAAACCGAAACTTTCTAATCGAGAGCGATTAGAGGTAATGCAGCTACAAAAAGCCTTAGATAACGCTAACGCTGAAATAGCAGAACTGCAAGAATGTCTGTTGAAAGTGTCAGGAGTAACAGCTGACGCTGTTCAAAAGATAGTTAGGCAGATGAAAAAAGAAACTGAAATAGTAGAAATGAGGCAGAGCAGATGAAAGCACTAATCAAAGTAGCAGGAACAGCAGTAGTGATGAAAGAGAGTATTAAGGAGCAGCCTTGTGTATGGGCTTTAACTGCTTTATCTATAGCAACAGTAGTTAAGCTGATATATGACATTGGTTACGCTATGGGGCAGGTGGCAGGATTATGATTAGAGATTTTACCGTAGCAACAACAGCAATATTTGTCGGAACATACATTGCTATTATGGCTGCTGTAGTGACAGTAGGGGTGTTGAGATGAGCGAAGGAGGAATAGTTTATGTTTAATAACAAAGTAGCACCGGATGATTATCAAAGCTTGAGAGAATGTTTTTTTAACTTTGCTTCTGCGAATGAATTAACGATAAATGAAGCTGGTGATGTTTTAGAAAGACTGGCAGAGGATTTACAAAATCAGGTTTGTAGCGGGAAATATGGTTTGTCAGAAGGGTGCTGCGGAGAGACTGACAATAAAAACTGGCTTGCCGATTTAGCAAACTGGATGAGTAATGAGCCCAGTATTAATTGTCCGTAAAGGAGGGCAGAAAATGAACTGTGAAGTATCTGATTTAGTTTAGGAGGAGTGATTATGATAAAGCAAAAGAAAAAGAGCTACCGAAGTAGCAGCTTCGATAGCTCAGGTGGACTGTAAATTTTACGAGGTTTAGCGTCCACCTTCATTTTAGCAGAGCGAAGGTGATTTGTAAATGGATAATTTATTGCAGGAAAAGATTGAACGCCTAAACAGGGCAGTAGCAATCGTTGACAAGATGAAATTAAAGGTGTCGGTGAGACTATCGCCAGTACCGGTCGTTATATGTGCGCATTGTGGATGTAGAGTGCCAATAGAGGATACACGCTGTAGATGCGGCGGTCAAACTTTTAGAGAGTTTTAGGAGGACGTAGAAATGAATGAGAAAGAAAAGTTAGCGGCCTTTCGTGCGCTTCAGCAAGCATACGGTGAGCCTAAAGTAACCGCAAAGCAGGCTGTTAAATTGCTTAGACGTGCAGAACGGTGTAAAGGGAGGAATAAGTAATGTTTAAAAAAGCAGAACGTAAAAGAAGCTATGTAAAAATTGCTTTGTGTGGTGTATCTGGAAGCGGTAAGACATATTCCGCATTATTGATGGCACAAGGGTTAGGCGAAAAGATAGCTATGATTGATACGGAAAATGGTAGCGGCGAATTATATTCTGATTTGTGTGAGTATGATGTGGCACAACTTGTCCCCCCATTTTCTCCTAATAAATTTATTAGTGCGATTAAAGAAGCTGAAGATGCTGGATATGGTGTGTTAATAATTGACAGTTTATCTCATGCTTGGTCTGGTCAAGGCGGTATTTTGGAAATGATTGATAAGAAAACTGCTGCTAGTAGAAGTGGAAATAGCTTCGTTGCATGGCGTGATGTAACTCCGGAGCATAACAAACTTGTAGATGCTATACTGCAATGCCAGATGCATGTAATCGTAACCATGAGATCAAAAACGGCCTATGAAATGCAGAATGACGAAAAAGGTAAAAAGACACCTGTAAAAGTAGGTTTGGCACCTATACAACGTGAGGGAATGGAATATGAATTCACTCTTGTTTTTAATATAGAGCGTGAAAAACATTATGCGCTTGTTAGCAAGGACCGTACAGGTCTCTTTAAAGACACGATTGATGTTATCACTCCTGCTACTGGTGAGTTAATCCAAAAATGGATAGATGAAGGTATAGAAGCTCCCGCTCCGTGGGTAAAGTTTGAGGAAGAAAAATGCTTTGTCAAAGGGAAAGAAGGTTGGATGCCAGTAGAAGAAATGAGCATAGACGGATTACGTTTTATTTTAAGTAAGCGTCAATACCAGAATGCCCATACTGCAGCTAAAGCGTGTCTTGATGAAATAACAGCAGCAGAAGAGGCAATGGAATGAAAACCACGGTAAAAGATTTAGTTGTATTAAGGGGTACTGAAGGTATTGGTTTAATGGTATCGGTGCCCTTTAGAGAAGCAGAAGACGTTCAGAAGCTTCAAGAATCGATTAGACGAGGGAAAACCCTTGAGGTAGAAATAAAACCGCTCTCAAAGGCGCGAACGCTGTCAGCTAATAATTATTGCTGGCACTTATGCGATGAAATAGCTAAAAAGTTGTCGCAGGAAAAGGTTTACTACAGTAAAGAGGACGTGTATAGGGAAGCAATAAAAGATTGCGGGCCTTACAGAAACTATCATTTTATGGATAAAGAATCGCTGGAGTATATGATTAAAGGCTGGACTGCCGGTAGAGTTGGGCGAATTGTCATAGTAACTGGCGATTACGAAGCTGATTTTTATCTTGGCAGCAGGGAGTATAACCGTGAACAAATGTCACGGCTTATTGATTGCCTTCTGGCTATGGCAGAAGAGCAGGGCGTTAAGCTGAGACCTAGAGCTGACATCGAAGAAATGCTGAATAAATGGGGCAATAAAGATGATTCCAAAAGTAAAGCGGATACGGCTTAAAGGTGTCGCGCTTAAAAAACTTTGTGAAGCAGTATACGACCGTGATAGTGGGTTGTGTGTAAATTGTAGCCGCTTTGTGGAACCTGGTGTAAAACCTCACCACGAGCCGCTAAAGTCACAAGGTGGACAGGATAGGCTTGAAGATATGGCAATGCTTTGTAATGACTGTCATTACCTGCGCCACAATGCCGCCGAGGGCGTTGTAATTGGGCAAAAGGTAAAAGCGTATTTATCTACAAAATATGACCATCAGGAGTAAAGTGCTATGAATACTGGGTTTATTGCTTTACATCGAAAATTGTTAGATAGTCCGATTTGGCAGGTTACGACAGTTGAGCAAAAAGTAATTTTAATCACTCTGCTTTTAATGGCAAATCACAGTGAAAAAAAGTGGTATTGGCAGGGAGAAGAATTTATTTGCCAACCGGGACAATTTATAACCAGCTTGCCTAATATCGTAAAAGCTTGTGGAAATGGACTAACAGTCCAAAATGTAAGGACTGCGTTAAAAAAGTTTGAAAATATGAATTTTTTAACAGACCAATCAACAAAGACTGGAAGGCTGATAACTATAGTAAACTGGCAGGTTTATCAAGGAAAAAGGGAAGTCGATAACAGACGACCTAACAGTCAGCTAACAGACGGTCAACAGACACCTAACAGACAATCTAACAGTCAGCTAACATCTAACAATAATGATAATAATATAACAATGATAAACAATGATAATAATAATAACGCGCACGCACGCGAGCAAACCAAAAATAGATTAGAGGTTAACGAAAAAGAAAAAGGTTTTGAATTATTTTGGGAATTATATCCGTCGAAAAGGAAAAAGCCTGTTGCAAGAATAGCATGGATGAATATGCGTGTACACTCTGAAGAACAGTATGCATTGATTAATGCTGCTGTTGAGCGATACAAAAAAACTAATCAGTGGCAGGAGGAGAACGGAAGGTACATACCTGATCCTGATACTTTTTTGCAGGATGAACGTTGGACGGATGAAATCAAATTGTCTGAAGCAGTGCAAGCTGCTGACAGGGAAGCACAAGAGAAAGACGAATGGATTGCAAAAAATAAGGAGCGCTGGGCAGCGATACCTCCAGAGAAAAGAAAATACAGACTGGCTTGTTTTATGGGGCTGGACTGGGAGGAAGTGAGGGATATGCCGTATGTTGGAACTTAGAGAGATAACGGCAGCGTATGAAGTGTGGCAGGCGGCGGGATTAAAGCCAAACTGGGGAAGCGAAGATGCAAAAAAAACTATCGAAAGGCAAACTCTGGAGCGTTATAAATACACAGACATTGAGATGTGGGGCGATACTGTTGATTATATCGCTGATAATAATAAATATTGGCCAACATGGGCAGATATTAATAATACTTTATCAATCCTACGACAAAATAAAATTGGTGCAGAGAAGAAGGCTATTGAGCGTAATTCTAAAGCGGCAAATGAGTTTGTTAAAAAGTTGTTTGCTGATCTTGCTGCCGGTAAAACATTTGGCGAACTACGGCAGCCAGTGAGCGATAAAGTTAGAGCTGCAGCAAAGAGGATTTTCCCTGATGCTGACGATAGCTTTATAAAGCGTAATTACAACGATATCAGCTTTATCGCAGACGTCGAACGAAAATGCGCTGAATGTATTAACACTGTTGATTGCCCATACAGCGGACATCAACCGTTTTTGAGAGTAGACAAAGAAAGTGGATTTACTTATGTGTTTGCTGATCGTGAGCGGTGTTATAAATATCATCCGTTAGTGCCTGATGTAGTACCAAAACGGTCAGCATGTCGTCAAGGTGATTTAGCTAAAGTTTAAAGGAGCGGTAACTATGAAAAAGTATGAGTTGACAGCAGAGTTTATAGAAAAATGGGGCAAGAAATTATTTAGGATTAAGGCTTTAATTAGCTTTGGAAGTGTTGAAGCTGGTGAACTTGGTGGATATGTGGAAAAAGAAGATAACTTAGCGCAAAATGGCAACGCTTGGGTGTGCGACGACGCTGAGGTGTACGGCAACGCTAGGGTGTTCGGCAGCGCTAGGGTGTGCGGCGACGCTAGGGTGTACGGCAACGCTAGGGTGTTCGGCAACGCTAGGGTGTGCGGCGACGCTAGGGTGTTCGGCAACGCTAGGGTGTTCGGCAACGCTAGGGTGTTCGACGACGCTAGGGTGTTCGGCAACGCTAGGGTGTTCGGCAACGCTGAGGTGTGCGACGACGCTAGGGTGTTCGGCAACGCTGAGGTGTGCGGCAACGCTGAGGTGTTCGACGACGCTGAGGTGTGCGACGACGCTGACTATTTATTGATCGGTCGCATTGGTAGTAGATTTAGTTTTACGACATTTTTCAAAAATAAAGACAAAGGTATAACAGTGTCTTGTGGTTGTTTCTTAGGGACTATTGCCGAATTTAGAGCTAAGGTTACCGATACACATGGAAATAATAAGCACGCAAAAATGTATAACCTTGCTGCAGATATGGCAGAACTACAGATTTTAGGCGAAGAACATTTTGACAAGCTGAACACTAATAAGTCAGAACCGTTTTGATATACAGTCAGCTTTAGGAGGTAGGCAATGAATAAAATCATATGCGGCGATGCACTAACCGTATTACGTACTCTGCCCGATAAATGTTGCCGCTGCTGTGTAACATCACCGCCTTATTTTAATATAAGCTTCATGATCGTGGCAAATATTTTGTAAAGGTTGAAAAATGGTATCCGTCAAGTCAGTTATGTCACTGCTGCGGAGCTCGACACCCAGAGATGAAAGACTTATCAATAAGAATTATGCGGTGTAACTGCGGTCTATTAATGAACCGTGACCAGAACGCTGCTATAAATATAAGAAACGAGGGCTTGCGTATTCTAAAGAGTGCGTAACCAGATATATGCTATGGTAGGCCGGGAACCGGCCGAACCCAACGCCTGCTGACATTGTGTAAGACTCAGCTGTTAACCTCCGGGTAGCATTTGAGCAGTAGTGGATGATACAGGAAGCTCGGCAACTTGTTGCCGAGTAGTTCACATATAAGATTGGAGTGGTAATGCATGAAGCAATACTGTCGTTATTGTAGTAACTGTATGGATGCAGGCGATATTTATTATTGTGACGCTAAAGCAATTCCGAACACAAGCATAAATGCTATATTGCCAATAGAAAAATTAAAGCGTGTCAATAAATGCAAAGATTTTTGCTTTTGTGCAGTAGATGTGTTAGATCCGATAGGGGATAGACGATATAAACCGCGACGTCCATCTGTTCTGAAAAGAAAAATGTTAGAAGAAACCTTGTTCAAATAAAGGAGAACAGTAAATGAAACCAATCAATATAAAAGCTATGGTGGCACTGGTAGAAAAAGAACCAGGCGATCAGTATGTACCGGTATTGAAACCAGTACTTATGCAGATACTGACTGAACTCAAACATCTGCGTCGGAAGAATAGTCAGCTCGGCGGGAAAGTGGCTCGGTATCGGAGAGAGAAGAAAGCTCTAGAAATTATGTTATCGGCGGTAGTAATAAATGACGACGTGGAATGAACTACCAGCACATCTTGTAAGTAAAATTCGTTCTGACAGCGTAACGGCGCCGGCGAATTTACCCGGGGCAGAACCTAAATTAAAATATGGTAACTCAATTACGGAAGTAGACGGCATACGGTTTGACAGCGAAAAAGAAGCTGACTATTACTGGGATTTACACTGGCTTATGCGTGAAGGTACAGTAAAAGAGGTTGAACTACAGCCAAAATTTGTTTTACAGCCTGGTTATAAGAGGGAAGGTAAAAAGATAAGGCCGATCATTTACAAGGCTGATTTTAAGGTGACGGAAGCCGGCGGTCATGTTTATTACGTCGATACAAAGGGTATGAAAACACCAGTATATTTGCTAAAGAAAAAGATGCTGCTATATCGTTACCCGGATATTGACTTTAGAGAAGTTTAAGGTGGTGGAGTAATGAAAGATTATTATAATGTCGACATAAACAGCGATAATGCACGTGAATTATGGGATAAAGCCAATATTCCAGTAACATCTTTAACGTGGGATGATATGGGAGACTTAGCAGCTTTTATTCAACTTGAGTTAATGCCATACAGAAAAACCGTGAAAAATCCAATAATTATAAGTGCGTATCCAAGAAAAATGACAAAAACGCAGAAGAAAAAAGCTGAGTTTAAAGGTGTTGAAATTGATGGAACATATTTTCACGGCAGAGAAGGAATAACTTTTTATGATAATGGTTTTGTTGGTTTCTGTGGTGAGATGAGCGGATATAACCGTATTCCTATTTTCGCAGGTTTTTATAAATGGTTAGAAACAAAGGTGAAGGCGGTGGAGTAAAAAATGAAATTAAAAGCTTATGTGTGGGACGACGAATATAGCGGTGAAAGTCATATTGCTTGGGCAACAACGCCGGGAAAAGCTAAAGCGTTACTTGCTTCCGAACATGATAGAGAATTTACAGAAATGCGGGTTTATCGTGTTCCGTGGGCTGATAAATATGGAGATAACAAAATAATACCAGCAAAAGAACTTTTAAGTCATGGCTGGTGGCTGTATTGTTCAAACTGTGGGACACGTGTTTATGATGATACAGCAACAGTTTTAGACGAAGTAGAGGTGCTTTGTGACGAGTGTGCGAAGGGATATAACGAGGTGGGAAAATGAAGATAGAAGATTTAAAAGTCGGTAGAGTAGAGGAGAAAATTAGAAGTCTTGTAGGTATGGTATCAAAAAAGAAGTTTTTTTCGGCCTGTAAATGTTATGAAAATAATAAATATGGTGTTGATTATGTCAAACCACAACTTTGCATAGATGAAGAAAGTCATCTCATATTTTGCGACCGATGCGGTGCAGTTATAGATCCGTTTGCAGCAATGCTCATGGTCGCAAATTTTGAAAAACGGCAAAACCGTGAATGGGGTAGATACATGGAAAGTGCTAGACGGTTTTGGAAAATAGCCCACAGCTATAAACCATACAGAGTAGCGCTTAAAGAAATGGAAAAGAATATGGGCAGGGGTGATAAGACTATGTTGCCCTGCTGCCCAAAATGTGACAGAGCATTTGATCCTGCAGATATCAAAGCGTATGTTAATAAAAAATATGTCTGCGACTAAGGCGGTGGAGTAGATGATTGATATTAGTAAACCTATTTATGCAAAAATATATGATTATGACGAAGCTTACTGCGAATCAGACTGCGATGATACTTGCGGCTCCTATATCATCAGAGAGGTAGAAGAACTGCATTTTGCAACAAAACGATGCGAGGCATTTATTAGGTATAGTGATGGTTTTGTTAGTAAGACATTTAAGTTGTTACCACAGACAAAAATTGAAGGAGTGCCAAAATGACTAAATTTGACTACGACATATTTTACGGCGGAGCAGATGAAAGAATACAAAGCTCGTCAAATAAAAAGGGCGTTCAAAATTTATAAAAAACATGGTCATGACCATGCTTATCGATGGAATGTATATTGCCAAATGGAAGAATACAGATCAAAACGTAGAGCGAAAGTTAAGTGGCTGTCTCAGCTAATGGAACAACTTGAACGTCAACAAGAGAGAAATAAATTATGAAAAAACCTGAAATCAAGTACGTAGGCTGGTGCCATGAGTGCAAATGCATGGGAAGTTTTATTTGTGGTAACTGTAAGCCTAATGAGAAATACAGTTTTGCTAGACCTTCTGAATTTATATCTAAGAACAAAAACCGTTGGGTAAGAATGTAGGAGTAAAAAATGAAATACTTAGACTATTGTTATTTGTGCATTAATAATAGAAAGGCCAGTGAGTTGAGTGAAAACCCAGAATGTAGTAACTGTATTCAGCTTACTGTTATGTCTATGCCAACTAAGTTTAAATCGCGTAGGATTACTTGGGCTGACAGAACGGAGCTAAAAAAACATGAAAACAATTAAATTGGCTAACGTAGTAGTACAGATACACGTTAGAGATGAATATTCAGGGCAGAGAATACTATATTGTCCGTGGGTTAATTGCAAGCATTATAGTAATGGTGAATGCACTTATAAAGATAGTTATGGCTGTAATTGCTGTCGCTTTGTATTAATGAATGGACAAACTTATTGCCAAGGCTATGAGAGGGATGAAGATCATGATAGCAATTAAAGGAATGGATATGCCGAAAAGTTGCTTTGAATGCAAACTAAAAACTTATATGGATGATTTTTATAGTAGAAAAACATTTGTTGTGTGTGCGTTGCTTGGAACCTCTATCAATGCTTTTAAGCGCAGAGCAAGAAATTGCCCATTAATTGAGATAAAGGATGACATAACCAATGGTTAGATACAGGCGTTGTACCCGCTGTAAAAAGATAAAACGTATAGTCAGCGGCTTTGAAATATCATGTATACATAAAAGCTTTGAGCTTTGTGAGGAATGCAACAAAAAAGTAATGGAAAACCTTAGAAAGATGGTGAAGAAAAATGGCTGAATTAAAGCCTTGTCCGTTATGCGGCGGTAATGCGGTTTTAGAATGCTTTTTGTACAGTAATGGATTTATGGCTGATATCCAATGTGATAGCAGCGCAAATTTAAACGCAGGTGACACGCCATGTTTGTTAACCATGACAACGGTAACATACGACACAGAAGAAGAAGCGATACAGGCAGCAATAAAAGCATGGAACAGACGGGACGGTGAATAGATTATGAGATTAATAGATGCAGATGCGGCAAAAGTGGAATTATTAAGAATGGTTGGAGATATACACGGTTGGGGTGAGTTTTTCGACGGCATTAGAAGTGGTTATCAAAGTGCTGCTGATAGGCTTGATACAATGCCAGTTGTAGAAGAACGTAAGCGTGGGCATTGGATTGAACACCCTGAACACCCAATCGGTGATTGTAGCGTATGTGGTGAGCGTGTACCGATCTACAGCGGCAGTAAAAAATATAAAAGCTGCCCTTACTGCGGGGCTATTATGGACGGTAAAGTAGGTGAAGAAGAATGAGGGCATGTGATATTAAAATAAAAGAATTAAAGAAGCAAGGCTATATATCTGGTGTTATGGCAGGTAAAGAAATAATGGCGTGCCTGGAAAGAAAGCTGACCGATGGAAAGTTTAACGAAAGAAAGCTTTATCAATACCTTATAGATCATGCCAAAGAATATGTAACGGCGAACGGGGTGGACGTATGCGGAACGATCCGATGGTATTACGATAAAAATGATTTGATAAATTGGGTTGAAAATATGCTTTCAGATAGACGCTGGCTTGAAAGTAAATTTTCTAACAATGCTATATGTGATGATTAAGGAGTATAGAGAAGGAGACTGATATGCTAATAGAACAGTATATTAAGCATGTAGAGCGGTACTTTTGGGATCGTAAGCAAATACAAAAAGCTGTCGATGAGGAAAGAGAGCAGCGTACTGCAAGGAAAGGGCATACGGGCGGTGGGGGTCATGCTTTTATCAGTAATCCAACAGAAACAGCAGCATTAAAAAACATTGAGCCAGTACGTATGATATCGTTTGGATATGGACCATATCAGTCGATAATAATGAATCCGGAGCTATGGCTTGAAGTTGTCGCAGAAACTTATAAGATACATGAAAACCAGCTTACTGGTAAAGTTATGTATCAAAAATATGAAAAAAGGAAGCCGATGAAAATAATTGCAGAATTAACCGGCGTAAATAGAGATACCTGCTATGAATTTCGTAAAGAGTTTCTCCGAGATGCTGTTGGTTTGGCATTGAAAAAAGGTTTGATAAAATAAAAAAGTTTCCGACATATTACCTGTTTTAATGAGTTAAAATAGTATTATAAGTAAGTAGGCTTACAACAAGCTTGCTGAAACGTTCAGGCTTAGCGCTTGGACACTGCCCTGCCGTTGGGGTAATACAGCGGCATTAATGGAGCAGTACTCAAATGGCTAAGAGAGCAGTCTTGAAAACTGATAGGGCGTAGGGATACGCTGTGTGGGTTCGAATCCTACCTGCTCCGCCATACGGAAGGTTGGCGTAATTGGTAATGCAGCGTCCTGCTAAGGCGTCAGTCGAGCAATCGGCTTACAAGTTCAAGTCTTGTACCTTCCGCCAATTTAATCTACATAAATAATTCGGCGTTGAAAAACCGATAAAACACGGTAATATATATCAAAATTTAGCATAAAACTTAATATAAAGGCACTTAACTTCGGTTAGGTGCTTTTTTATTTGCAAAGGTGGTGATGAGAGATGGCTGCATTAAAAGATCCAAGGCAGGAGAAGTTTTGTAGGCTTATGGCTGTAGGTGGTAAAACGCAAGAGCAGGCAGCCATAGATGCAGGATATTCAGCGAAAAGTGCTAGGCAGGCTGCGTCAAGGCTGTTAACAAAGGCGCACATTGTTGACAGGGTAGCAGAGCTTCAAGCTGTTACTGAAGAAAAAATTGCAGATGAACAGAAAGATATCATAGATGAACTTAGCAAATTAAGAAAGTTTTGGCTAGAAGTGATAGACAATAAAGAAGAGCGTATGAATAATAGGCTTAAAGCATCTGAGCTATACGGAAAATCAGTAGCAGCGTTTGTTGAGAAACGTGAGGTCAGTGGCAAAGATGGAGAACCTATTACATTTCGCTGGGCTGGTGATGACGGTTGAAAGTAATAACTATACCATACAAACCAAGACCTCTTTGGAAAGATATAATCCATCCTGCGCTTGATAAATACCGTTTCGCTGTTATAGTAGCGCACAGACGTTATGGCAAGACTGTAGGGATGATAAACGAATTGAGTAAGAGCGCTATTAAGAATACGCTTATAAGTCCTCAGTTCGCATACGTGGCACCGTTTAGGAACCAAGCAAAGATGATTGCCTGGAACTACTTGAAATATTACACAAGCGCAATTCCAGGAAGAAAGGTTAATGAAAGCGATCTGTTTATAGAACTGCCGTCAAAGCATAAAAATGCTGTTGGGGCAAGGATATATATTATAGGCGCAGATAAGCCCGATGCCCTTCGCGGTACTTACTGGGACGGTGTTGTCCTTGATGAATACGCTCAAATAAAGCCTGAATTATGGGGCGAGGTAATACGGCCGGCATTAGCTGATCGTAAGGGGTTCGCATATTTCATAGGAACGCCTAAAGGACAGAATCAATTCTATGAGATATACCAAAGAGCTCAACGCAGCGAGGAATGGTTTACCTGTCTTTATAGAGCTGATGAAAGCGGTGTACTGGACGAAGCAGAACTTAAATCTATGATGGAAGATATGACGGATATAGAAATACGTCAGGAGCTTTATTGTGATTTTACTGCATCGGCTAGTAATGTTGTTATTCCTATTGATTTGGTTACGGCGGCAGCACACAGATTGTTGCAAGAAAAAGATGTGCAGGGATCTCCTGTTATACTCGGCGTTGATGTGTCAAGGTTCGGGGATGATAGGACTACGATATTTAAACGTCAAGGGTTATGGGTAGATGTTCCTCTTGTTTACAAAGGGTTGGATACTATGGATACGGCGGCGAGAGTTATCAATGCCATAAACAAAAATAAAGCCGATATGACTTTTATTGATTCAGGCGCTATGGGTGCGGGAGTTATAGATCGTATAAGACAACTTGGTTATAGCAATATAAGCGAGGTTAATTTTGGCGGTAAGGCATTAGCCGAACACAGGTATGAAAACATACGAGCCGAGATGTATTTTAAGATGCTTGAATGGCTCAAGTCTGGTGGTGCTATACCTGATATGCCGGAATTAAAAAGCGAGCTTAGTATTGTAGAGTATAAGTTTAGTAAACATGGCAAAATCATTTTGCAGCCTAAAGAAGAAATTAAGGAAAAGATTGGTAAAAGCCCCGATCTTGCAGATGGCCTTGCTTTGACTTTTGCAAGGCCTGTTTATCCGAGGTTGAAACCGGGTGATCCTGGATATGGCCGTAAGATGATGTGCAATACAGATTATTCGATATTTTAAGGAGTGATAGTATGGGAATTTTTAAAAAAGTATTTGGCGGCGGTAGCATTAGAATGCCAGAAGTTGTTGAAACGCCTCCGGCGCCTACTACGGTAACCAGTACAGAGACAGGAACAGAAACAGATCCGGCAAAGAAAAATAAAAGGCGTGGTTTTGCTTCTACTCAAGTGTCGTCTGATCGCAATACTATTGCAGGCAACGCTACTGGCAGAAAGACTTTAGGTTAGGGGTATTGAAATGGCTAAAGCTAAATTAAAGCAAAAAGAAATTGAAACTATAGCAGCACGAGCGCCGGCAGAAACACACCCAGCAGATGGGCCGTCTTTAAAAAGCCACTGGCCAGAGAAAAGAAAACTGATTAGAAAGATGAGAGATCTTTATGAAAAAAGACTTGATTATGAAATTCGTTGGAAAGCGATTAGAGATTATCAGTTGCCGTTTATAGGCGAATTCGATAATACGGCAGATAAAACTAATCCTGCCCGCAGACGTGATCTGGAAATTGCTCAGGGCGTTGCATGGTTGGCCGCACAAGTATTTGCTGCAGGCGTAATGAGCGGTTTAACCCCTCCTAGTCGTCAGTGGTTCAAATTAGGGTTTAGCAATAGTGCGATGAGTGGTGATATTGAAGCCACGAGAGTGTTGGATATCAGGCAAGAAATAGTATCTGCGGTGCTTTCAAAGAGTAATTTTTACAATAGCATACATTCGGTGTATCTTGAGTTGCCATTTGGACAATGTCCAATGGCAATTTTTTATGACCCGAGTACGGGTATTAGATGTGTACCTATGACTATTGGGACTTATGCTCTTGGTGTAGACGGCTTTGGCAAGGTGCAGACATTCGCTCGAAAATATGAAATGTCATTAGCACAGATAGTTGATTGTTTTGGACAGGAAAACCTGCCTCAACATTTGCAGCAGCAAGCGACTAATGGTACTGGACTTGATAAAAAGCATACTGTCAATTGGCTTGTTGAATCAAATGACAAACGCCTGCCAGGATATATGGATAGGTTGAATATGCCTTATAGGTCTGTGTATTGGCTTGATAAATCGCAGGATAATGAATTCTTATACGTTGGGGGGTTTGAAGAATGGGCCATACCAGTTGCAAGGTATCTTGTAAACGGGCTTGAACCGTACGCTAAAGGGCCAGGTTGGTTCGCTGAAGGCGATAGTAAAGCACTTCAGACTATGAAAAAAGATTTACTTACAGCTATTGAGATTGGGGTTAAACCTCCAATGAAAGGACCGGCTTCGCTGCTGAACAACGGTGGTATTAATCTTATTCCTGGCGGGATGACAGCTGTGGATGACCAGTCACAGCTGTTCGTTCAGCCGCTGTTCCAGGTCAATTTAGATATTGACCATGCTTCTCAGGAGATCATTCGCACGGAGGACGCAATCAAAAGGCACTATAGTGCAGATTTATTTTTGATGCTTGATAGTGTTGATAACGGGCAAATGACGGCACGCGAGATCATGGAACGCACACAGGAAAAGTTGCAGCAGCTAGGGCCTGTAGTCGAACGGTTACAGGATGAGTTCCTAACGCCGATTATTGTTAGGATATACAACATCCTCGAAAGGTCTGGAGCATTCCCGCCGATACCACCTGAGATCCAGGAACGTATAAGCGATGAGGATATTAAAATTGAGTATATTTCCCCGTTGGCGCAAGCGCAGAAAATGAGTGGACTTGTTAATATCGAACAGGCTCTTGCTACTACGCTGCAGATGGCGCAGGCTTGGCCGGAAGTGCTCAAGAAGGTTGATCCTATAGGAACACTGTCCAAATACTTTGAAATGCTTGGTGCTCCCGCTGCTATGCAACGTAGCGACGATGATGTTAAGAAGCTTATTGAGCAAGAACAGCAGGCATTACAAGAGCAGCAACAGACGCAGGAAGCAATGGCTCTTATGCAGGCAGCAGCACCGGCAGCACAGGCGGCAAAGAACATGACTGAGGCTGCAAATGATGGTAACCCAGCTATGGCAGCTTGGTTAGGCATGGGAGGCGGCGCAGGTGAGGTATAAGAGTATTACAGATGCGGATAGTCGGCAAGCTAAATTGCAGGCGTTCTTTCAAAGAGAGCTTCGCAAACGCGATCAGGATGCACTATCAACTATCTTAAATAGCGAAAGCGGACGCTGGTTTTTAATGCGATTGCTTGATAAAACAAAAATCAATATAGATAGTTTTACCGGCAATTCACAGACCTTTTATAACGAGGGTATGCGAAAAGTCGGTTTATTAATTCTCGATGATATTAAGAGCCTTGGTATTTCTGGAGTAGAGCTCAAACAAAAAGCTGAGCTTGAATATATAAAAACTCAAATCAAAGCGCAGGAAATTGCTGCCGAACAATTGGAAGGAGACGATGACTAATGGAAGATGTAACTAACACGAGTGCCAACGATAACACGCAGGGCACTGAAGTAGTTGAACAGCAGAAAGAGGTTCAACAGGAGACACAGTCTGCTGATACCCTTCTTGGTGGTAAAGCAGAAACTCAACCACAGGAAGAAGCTGAACCAATTGCTTATGACTTTAAAGAAACTATTTCCGCTATGGATGACTTTGAGTTCAGCCAGGAAGAGAGCGATAAGTTCGTAGAGGTCATTAAGGATATGGGGCTTAACAATGAGCAGGCTAACGCTATTGTTAAGTATGGCGGCGAATGGGGTAAAGGCATCGCAGAAGCTGCTATGAATGCTGTTATAGAGCAGCGAAATACAGAAGTTCAAAATTGGGGTGAGGCTGCAAAGAAAGAACTTGGGACAGAGTTCGACAGTATCATTAGTCTTTGCGGTCTTGCGGTGGAACATGTAGAGAAAGCGGTTCCTGGTATCAGGCAGGCGTTAAACGAAACAGGCGCAGGTAACAGAATTGAAGTTATCCGCGCTTTTTCTATGCTCGGGAAGTTTTTGGAGAGTGACCCGGGTAAAGGCGCTGGCGCTCCCGCCGCACAGGGAAGCAGCCTTGAAAAATTCTATGACAAAACAGATTTTAGTAAATTAAAATAAGAGAGGATGAATGAATAATGGCAGGTTTAAATCAATTGGCATATACCTTAGCTGATTGGAGGGGAAGACTTGACCCTTCCGGAAATGTAGATGATATTATTGAGGTATTGTCTCAATCTAATCCAATTTTAGAAGAAATGACTTTTATGGAGGGCAATCTTCCTACTGGGATCGTGACTACTCAACGTACAAAAGTTCCTGAACCTTCTATCCGTCGTATCAATACTGGTGTTCCTTATAAAAAGAGCGGAGTAAAACAGATTAATGATACGACTACTTTATACGAAAATCGTAATAAGATGGATGTAGAGCTTTTGCGTTTGCAGAATGATCCTGCAGCTTTCCGTTATAGCGAGGATCTAGCATTTGTAGCCGGCTTTGGTGATCGTATTGCTAAAGATGTTATTTATGGCGGACTTAGCGAGGTTCCAGATGAATTTAACGGGTTCGATATCAGACATCGTTATTTTGGCAATGGTGATGATCCGACGGCTGAAGGCTATACTACTCTTAATGCTGGCGGCGGTACCAAAAATACATCTATTTATTTTGTAAATTGGGGAGAACGTACATGCTCAGGCGTGTTCCCTAAAAATGGTAGTGCTGGTTTGAAGAAAGAAGATCTTGGACAACAAACTACAATAGCGGATGACGGAACTGAATTTGAAGCTATGATTACGAAATGGACTTGGAATGTAGGCCTGACTATTCGTGATTATAGAGCTGTAGGAGCTATTCGCAATATTGATGCAGCACAGTTTGCATCTGCAACTTCTGCTCAAAAGCAGAAGATTATTGAGAATGTTATTCGCGTTCATGACCGGTTGAGAAATCCTGACAGTGTTATGATGTACTGTTCTCGCAGCATGTATACTCTGTTCAAACTGTGCTTGATCGATAAAAATAACGTTCATGTTGAAATGGAAACGCTGGCCAATGGCATTAAAGTATTAAATGTGGATGGTATGCGTGTACGTAAACTTGACTGCATTCGTGAAGACGAAGCTAAAATTGAAGCGTGAGGAGTGAAAAATAATGAGATTAGATAAGGAAAATATTTTCTTTGAGAAACCTGCTGCAGAATTAGTTGACGGTGTTCTTGGCGATATTATCGCTATGGGCGGCGGAGACAGCATCAATCCAATGTGGCTTTATGTAGGACCGAAGCTTGAAAGCGGCAGTGTTGTTTTAACCCTGGAAACTGCTGATGATGAAGCGTTCAGCGAGGCTGTAGCGCTGGGAAGCTTTACTCTGGACGACAATGCTCCTGTACGAGCTAAGGTGCCTTTGGGAGTAAAAGAATACCTGCGCATCAAAGCTAGTGATTCCAGCACTCCAACTAATGCAACTGCCGATAAAATTGTTGCGGCGCTCGCTGTAGATGTGGATTTTAAATGATTTTAGATAGTAATGGTAATACTGTAATGCCGGGTAGAAAGCTTGAAGATATGTCGGCCAATGAATTAAGAGCTAAGCTCTATAATGCCGATGTTAAATATCCGGCAAATGCCAGTAAACAAGATTTGATTAGGCTTATTAGAGAAAATATTAAATAACACCTATGTAGTCATGTGACGACTATGTACAAGCACTTAGGGACGTCTTTAAGGCGTCCTTATTTTAATAAAGAGGAAAATAACATGGAGGTGTTTCCGTGATGAATAATACAGATATTTGCAATATGGCCTTGGCTTATTTAGCTAAAGGCCGCATTTCTTCTATTGACGAGAATAACGAACTTGCAAGGCAGTGCAAGCTGTTTTATGACCATAGCCGAAAAGGTCTATTGCGTGAATATAGCTGGGGCTTTGCCAAGAGGATTATTAGGCTTGCAGAACTGGATGCTTCAAATCCTGATTGGAAGTATGTATATGCATATCCAGAAAAATGTGTGTGTGCAAGACGTATTTTTAATGAGAAAGAGACTGTAAACAGCTTGGATAAAGATAAGTATGATTTGTTTTTGATTAGTGATAATACGCAGGCTATAGGATGTGATGTGTACCAAGCATATTTGGAGTACACATATGACGCAGAGGATGCAGAGCTTTTCAGTTCTGATTTTGTTGAGGCGTTGGCGAGGATGTTGGCTTTTAATATTTGCTTACAGTTAAATGGCAATGGGACTATCCAGCAGACACAATATCAACTGGCACAGGCAGCTCTTAGCAGGGCAAAATATACTACGGCCGCTGAACGTCAGGATAAGTTGGACTACCCTGATAAATACTTTACTGCGAGGATGTGAACTTATGGCTAGAGGAAGTGGACCAAATCCTTTTTATGTACTGCAGCCGGCATTTACTGCAGGAGAGATATCTAATGCGGTAGCTAACCGCGTTGATCTGGATAAATATCAGTATGCGCTTTTGACTGCTGAGAATTGTTATATTCGCCCTTATGGGCCCGTGTATCGTCGCAGCGGAACTGTTTACTGTATTGCTACAAAATATGCTGATAAGAGATGTATTCTGGCGGGGTTTAATTTTACTGACGATATTAATTATTTGCTTGAAATAGGGGATCAGTACATCAGAATACATAGAAACGGGGAATATCTTGGTATAGAGATAGTAACTCCTTTTACAGAATCTGATTTGGAAAAATTAAGATTTGCTCAGTCTGCGGATGTTATATATATTACGAGCGGTAGTTATCCGGTGAAACAATTAGCAAGATACAGCGAAACGGACTGGAAGTTTGGCGATTTTGAAATTACTCATGCTTATTTTGAAGATGAGGTTATGATGGATTTAGTTGAGAGCGCTGTTTATACGTCTCCTGGTGATTATACGTATACAGTGCCAAAAGATGGCCGCTACACAATAGAAGTTGCAGGTGCCGGTGGCGGTGGCAGTGGTGTGGCAAGGAAAGCAAGTGATAAACAAAGCTCTGGCGGGACTGGCGGCCGTGGTGGATTTTACAGTTTTGAGATGGATTTGACCGAAGGTGATAGTTTTCCTGTAACCGTAGGAGCCGGAGGAAAAGGCGGAGCCGTACATTATGGAGCCGGTTATGGTAATGCTGGCGGCAACGGTGGAAGCAGTAGCGCTTTTGGCTGGGTAGCGCAAGGCGGTGGAGGAGCTACTGCGGCTTATTCAGAAGAGCATGGAGCAAAAAACGGAAGTGATGGAATCAATTATGGCAATGGTGGCATTGGCGGTAAGAAAGGCGTTGCTTATGATGATAACAATCTTTCAGGGACAGATGGGGCAAATGGCTGGGTTACTATAGCGTTTCAGGATAATCCGAAGGTTACACCGTCCAGTACAACAGGCACTGTGACCATTACAAGCAATAGGCCTATTTTTAACGAGGGATTGATTGATGGTAATATTAGGCTGACACATGAGGTAGAATCGTCCTCGGTAGAATTAAATTTGAAAGACAATGCTACAGGAACGACTGGAGCGGTTGTCGTTGGAGAAAGCTGGAAGGTTATTTCCGGTGGAACGTGGACTGGAAGTTTTCAAGTGCAAAAAAGTGAGGATGGTACAACGTGGAAAGAATATCGTAAATATTCTGCTACAAATAATTTTAATGCTACTGAAAGCGGTACAGTAACAGATACAACTTATTTGAGAATAGAAGCTTCTATAACAAGCGGTGATCTGACTGTTACGCTTACTGCACTGCCGTATACTAAAGACGGCACAGCTAAAATAGTTAGTTATATCGACGAATATAATATTAAAGCTATGGTAAACGAACCGTTTGGTTCTACAGAAAGTACTACTACTTATGCTTTTGGGGCTTGGAATAGCAATTTCGGTTATCCAAAAACGGTATGTTTTTTTCAAGACAGACTTTGCTTTGGTGGAAATAATAAAAGACCGTATATGGTTTGGATGTCTAGAAGCGGTGATTATCCTAATTTTGGCGTAGAAAAGGTCAGTGGTACAGTAACAGATGATAGTGCTATTGCCGCTTCGTTTATCAGCAGGAAACAATTTGATATTTTACATTTAATTCCGTCTGTGGATTTGCTTGTTTTAACGCAGGGCAATGAATGGATCGTTTCAGGGAGCGAGGTCGTGACACCGACGAATATCACACCGAAGATGCAAACTACCAGGGGCTGCAGCAATTGTGAGCCGCTTACAATTGGCAATAGAATTGTATTCGTACAGGGACGTGGTTCGACAGTGCGGGATATGGGCTACAGTTTTGAAACCGACAGCTATGGCGGTATGGAATTGACGATACTGGCGGGACAAATTATAAAGGGACTTTCGATTACTGATTCTGCTTATAAGCAGGAGCCGGACAGCATAATTTACTTTGTGCGCAGTGATGGTACGATAGCGTGTCTGTCTTACATAAGAGAACAGGAAGTATATGCATGGTCAAGAATTATTACTGACGGTGAATTTGAAGCTGTAGTGAATATTCCTGAAGGTGATGAGGATAGTGTATATGTTGTTGTTAAACGTGTGGTAAATGGAGAAACTGTTCGTTATATTGAGCGGTTTGACAATAACTATGACGGTGATGCTCCGAATGATTATGTAATGTTAGATTGCGCTAAAAAGTATGATATGGATGAGGCGACTAATATTGTAACAGGGCTTGGTCACCTTGCTGGCAATAATATTACTGTTTTAGGTGATGGGCGTGTATTGAGAAATTATAAAGTGCTTGATGACGGTACTGTTGAATTACCTATACAAATTAAACGTGCGGTTGCAGGTCTACCGTATACTATGAATATTGAGCTTCCTAATGTTGAAATTCAATTACAGGACGGAACTATGCAGGGCAGGTTTAAGCAGGTGTCAGAGGCGATTTTGCGCATTGAAAATACTCTCGGCGGTGAAGTTGGTACTGAATTTGGAAATCAGGATGCTATTGCTTATGATGAATTTAGCGTTACTGAGAATATGAAATTGTATAGTGGAGATAAAACGGCAACTCCACCGGCAGGTGGGTTTGATCGTGATGGAAGACTTTGTATTACAAGTACTGAACCTTATCCGTTTAATTTGCTCAGCGTAACGAGGAAGGTGACTTTTGGTGGCTAAAAAGTATAAGGTCGAATTGGCTGACGTTGATAACGCTATTGGAATTGCTGTAGCGCTGCTGAAAGATTTGAGAGATAGTGATAGGCAGGAGCTGGAAGCATATGAGGAAGACGAAATAATGCTTGTTGCCGGTAGTATTGAAAATGCAGATCATTGTTACATTTATAAAGATATGGAAGATAACATTCTCTGTATTGTAGGATTAACTGAAATTCCAGGCGTTCAGGGTAAAGAGATTTGGATGTTGGCGACAAAAAGGATAAGCGGTTTCAAAAAAGAGCTGCTTATTTGCGTTGCCAGGCTTTTAATTTCAAAATGGGTAAAAGAATATGGGCGGCTTTATAATTACGTTTACAGCGGCAATTCTGCTTCTATACGGTGGCTTGATAGGTTGGGAGCAATGTTTTTAGCTCCTATAAAAATAAAAAAGAACGGAAAAGAGTTTCTTCCGTTCGTGATTGAGGAGGGGAGTATATAAATGTGTTTATCTGTAGGTATGATGATGGGATTGACTGCTTTGCAGGGAGTATCGCAAATAGCTGCGACGAACCAACAGGCTAAAGCGCAGCAGGCTTATTACGATGCGCAGGCACAGGCTGCAGAACAAAACGCTGATATACAGGCAAAGAAGGGGGAGCAGATAGCGGAGCAGTACGCTTATGAGCAGCAAAAACTCAATGATCGTCGTCGCCTTGTAGCAGGTCAGCAGGCCGCCGCATTTGGCGCAGCAGGCATCAGTGGCGATATGGGGACAGCTCTTGACCTTAGTGATTCCAGCTTTAGGGCTTATAGAAAAGACAGTAACCAGCTTTTGAGTAATCAGCGCAACGACCAATGGAGTAACTATCTTGGCGTAGTGAATTACAAGAACCAGGCTAACGCTGCAAGAGCTTCTGCTTATAACGTGAAACAACAGGCCAAGCAGCAGAATATAGGCACTATCTTGGGTACTGCTGCTGGTATTTTTGGCGCATATAAAAATTACGGCGGCAGCGGGAAAACAGGCGGTTCATCCAACGGAGGCTTTGTTTATCAGTCGCCTTATCAAAATAATTACACAAGTCCATATTCGGGCATCGCGCCACTTGGTAAATCAAAATATCCTTACTTCTAAACTTGCATTGGTACGAAATGTATTATATAATAAACGAAAAGAGATAGCTTGATATTGGCGTGTCAGCTCTCTCCTGAATAAGTTAAAACTTGAAGAAAAGGCCGACTACACCGTTAGTGGGTCTTTTGTCTTATATAAGTAAAATTACTTACTTTTAGACAAAATGATAGCAACGAGCGTACCAAAGGTTACCATCAAAGATAATGCTTCGTATACAGTCATGCTATCACCTCCCTTGACAGGGAGAGAATCCGACTATCAAACTATCTCGGACAACATTATAACACACCTTTAAGCGCTTAACAATTTGTTAAAGCGCTTTTTCTATACCTAAAAAGGAGGTCTAAACCTATGAAATTCAGTCAATATGCTTCACAGGTCAATCCTAATACAATACAGGGACAAGTACAGCGCCCGGGCGATTTAAACAGTTACGGTGGCAATGGCGCTGGATACGAGGCTATTGGTAGAGGATTGGGTGCTGTAAATGAAGCTTATCAGAAATTTATAGAAAGTGTTGATCAATCCAGAGTTGTAGAAGCTGATGCTGAATATGATAAACGAATTTCTGATTTGTTGTATAATCCACAGAATGGTTTAATGCACACTCAATATGCTAATGCAGAGGGGATTGCGGGTAAATTTCAGAGCGAGGAACAAAAAATAAGACAAGAGATTATGGGAAAATATAATTTCCGTCTTGAAAGAACTTCTAGCGTTTTTAATAATTGGGCTAATAATGATGCACAGAAAAGATTTATGTTGGTTGGACAACATGAATATAAACAGGTTGAAGCTAATAAAGATTTAGCATTATCAAATAATATTGATGAAAATTTTAATTTTGCAATGCAAAATTATGACAACGACGCTTTGATAAAGTCGGAATTTGATAAAAGCGCTACTCTTGTTATGGATAGATATAAAGGGCAAGATCCCGAGTTTATAAAAAGCGAAGCTAAAAGATTATTAGCTCCTAAAATGGCATCGCTTGTTGGAACTGCTTTAGCTAATGGCGATATTGACAGAGCTGGGGCGATGATAGAAAAGTGGGGAGCTTTCATGCCTGATGAAACTAGGCTTGCTTATTCTAGGATTGCACATGCTAGAAAAGAAAGAGAATACGAACATTATACAGGCATAACCGCGTATGAACGATTTGGTGATGATTATGAAGCTGCTAGGCAGTATATTTACGGCGATGCTTTTGGATATGATGGTGAAGCTGCTGTCAGAAGTGCAAGAGAAGATATTGGGAATAATTATGGGACTAACACATGTACAATAAGAAGTAATAATTGGATTGCTGCAGGTGGAGGTAAGGAAGGTAATACTTGGGCTCCTACACAATTTGAAGATATGAAAGATGCCGGATTGATATTTACCGACAAATCTCAACTGCGAAGTGGTGATATTGTTTATTGGAATTATGGAGGAGATCCAAATGATGTTGATCATGTTGGGATATATGATGCCAAAACTGGAACAGTAATACAAAGTGGAGATCATGGAGTTGCGGGAATTACACTTGATTATGCAAATATTTCTGGTTTCGCAAGACCTAGAGGAAGAAATGTATCCATAGAAGATAAAGATAAAGCATGGGATGCTTATGTTACCCAAGTTAATTATAATAATGCAATAAAAAATAACCATAAGAAAAGAATTATTGATAGTGTGCAACAAGAAATGTGGAATAAATTTAAGTCTGGTGTTATTGATCCTAACGAGTTTCAAAGCCTTGTATATAATGTTTCTGGCGGCGATGTTGATATTGAAATGAACCTTTTAAAATTCGGCAATGACTTGATTGGAATACAAGGTAAAGCAGCTGCTGAATCTTCTAACGGTGCAGTTTATAAAAAAATTAAGGATGCAATTACCGATGGCACTGTGACTCCGTCCGAGGCAGTATCATTAATCAATCAAAACGCAACTATGTTGGGTAGTGCTGATAGAAACAGATTATTGTCTTTGGTTAGAGAACAAGACCCAAGAAATAAAGAGATTGATAAACGATTGATAACTATAGTTAATGAAACTATAGACGATAAAATGGAACGAGGAGAATTGCAGGCGTATTTGGATAGTGCATTGGAGAATGTCACAGATCCTGAGGTGAGATTTGCAACAGGAATGGAAGTTTTGAATAAAGCCTTTGAGAACAAAGCTATTTATAAAAACTTTAATAGCAAACAACGTGAATGGGGTTCGTTAAAGAGCAGCCTTTCTCCGAAACTTTATCCTTATATAGATGCTTATCAAAGACAGAATGGCAATAATATTGATTTAGGACAGGCAAGAACAGTTTTTGAATCCATAAATCCTAATGATAAATACCAGGTTTCAGCGCTTCAATATGCTGCTGTTTATAATAGTCCTATGGATATCCAAGAACTTAATAAACAGATTGCGGCTATGGCGGTCCGTGATGGAGTGGATGCAGCCCCGCATTTACTGGATATTCCGCAGCAAAGTAATACGGCAGTACAGCAAAATGAAAGCACTCCCTGGTTTAGTGATTGGGGAGCCAGTGAGCGCACTGGTTTGGCGGCAATGAATTTTAGTGATGTTTTAGAATCTATAAAACAGCGTCATTTAGCGACATTAAGAGGAGAAATTAACGAGGAGTGGTAATATGGCAAGGTCTTTATTATATGATGTAGCTGCGGCCGGAAAGTTTATACCCGAAGATTTAAAGACGAAAGCATTACAAGGAGCTAATGCGAATAATATATCGCTTCAAATGGCAGCTCGTAATCCTGATTATTATTTACCTAAAAACTTTGAATATGATTGGAATAAATATGAGCAGATCGCACCAAGAACAGCAGAGGCGCTAAAAGACCCTGTGCTTATGAGCATTGCCGGAACTAAAGCTGCAGAATTTTGGGGTGAGCAAGAAAATAACTGGAAAAGTATTACAGCACTGAAAAATGGTTTTAAGAATGTTGCTCGTAGTGGTTATGGTACCGTTGCACTGCTTGCTGATTTGGGAGCAGATAAAAAAGATGCTGACCTGACAATGGAATCCAAGGTTTTTAGCGCAGATACAATAGGACGGCTTTTGTATGCTGTTGGTGGAGATAAGCTAAAAACTATTGGTACTGAAGCTAAACGCATTGGTGGTAGTGAAATATTTAAGCCGGAAGAAGTAAAGGCTGAAACTGCGGCAGGTCAGTTTTATTATGACTTACTGCAGAATGCACCACAATTAGCGGCACAGGTCGGCGTTGCAATCAGTACTGGCGGCTGGAGTGCTGCTGCTTTTATGGGCAGTCAGATTGCAGGCGGCCAATATTTAGACCTTACTGAAGCTGGGGTATCTAATGACAGAGCCAGAGCTGCGGCGTCGTTAAACGCTGTTGCACAGTCTGCTCTTGAAAAAGTGGGCTTGGGCAAAGTCATGGGAGCAGGAGCAAGAGCCGCTAAAATCGCAACTATGGGCGGTAAGGCTAAAGAAGTTTTTAAAACTGCATTGACAGAAGGCATTACTGAATGGATTCAGGAATACCCGGATGCCGCTGCTGAAATATGGGCTAAAAATGCGAATCTTTCCACTCAAGAGCAAATACTTAAATTTTATCAGGAGTTTGGAGAAATCACCAAAAGAGGCGCTTATTCCGGTGCTATTGGTGCGGTGTTTGGCGGTCTTGGCGGTTCGGTAAGCATTGCCGTAGACCGTAATGCAAATAGAGTTATGCAGGAGCAGGCTGTACGTACTGCGGAAACGATGAAAAACAGTAAGGACGTAGATATTACCGCCAGCAAACTAGTACTGAACCAAACGACAGAAGAAAAGGCTTATGTAGATGCTGAAACCCTTTTTACATATGCGCAGGCAAATCCTAACCTGGATGTAAAAGATACCTTTGGTATAGAGGTTTCTGAACTGCAGGCGGCTGCTGTTCGTGGTGAGGATATTGAAATGCCAATGGGTACGTATTGTGCGGCAGAGGCTCAAAATCCTGGCTTTTTCCAGGCTGTAAGCAATAACGTAGCTTTTGAACAGGGCGGTTATACAGAAGAACGCGCCAGAAATAAAAAAGCTCTCCAAAGCGCTTATAAAAAAGCGTTGGAGAACGACGAGGAATTTAGAACTGCAGTTGATACTTTTAGAAATGAATTGACCGAAGCGGGACTAAATCAAAAGGAAACAGGTGACGTCCTGGCTATTTTAACCAGCCGTGCTATGATTGCTAATCCTGATGACCCTATGCAGTATTTCAGAGATAACCCTTTAAGCTTCAAACGAGTTGTCAGCACTCCTAATGGCCGGTATATGCAAACTAAAAGTGCTAACGAAAAATTGCTTGAGGATGAAAATAACTTTTCTGGTATCGTAGATGAATATACTGCAGGGAAAATAAACGATACTAAAACTTATAATGTTATGACGACACCGCTTGCATTGGGTCTTGCAGGCGGTAAAATTTTGCCTGTAACTATCGACGGAAGCAAGATCAAACATATTTTTGACGGCCATTCCGATGGCATGACGCCGGAGCTGCTAAAACAAGTTCCACGTGCTATGGCTGACCCGATGATGGTTTTAGATTCGTATGCTGGGCGTAAGGTTGTTGTATTAGACTTAAAGGATGCACAAGGGTCTACTATTATTGTTCCTTTAGAACTTGATGTTGAACGCAATCGTTATCAGGTGAATGCTGTCAGCAGTGCTTATGGGAAAGGTGGAGAAAATGGCACAGATTATGATTGGTTTATAGAGCACAATCTAAAAAAAGGTAGAGTGTCATATATAAATAAAGAAAAGACTGCCAAGTGGTTACAGTCTCCAGGCAGCGATTCCGCCAGCAGAGGTAACGACCTTGACAGTCTTCTTAATAATAGTATACCAGATGAAAATGCACTTCGCAAGAGACGAGAAGAAATGCAGGGATACTACCAGGCCGAAGGGAAAACTAAAGGCGCTATCACCTGGGACGAAGAAGGTAAAGCAATTATCAGCCTGTTTGAAGGTGCTGATATGAGTACTGTTATTCATGAAGCTGTCGGACATTACTTTATTGAGAACCTCATGCGTGAAGGGGCACTCCCTAATGCTACAGAGCAGATGAAAAAAGACCGTCAGACTATGCTTGATTATGCCGGTGTCACTAAAGACTGGGATAGCTTGTCGCAGGAAGAAAAAACAGCAGCACATGAACGCTGGGCAGAGGCCGCAGAAACTTATATGCTTGAAGGCAAGGCACCTTCAAAAGAGTTGCAGCCGGTATTTAACAGGTTCAAAAAATGGCTGCTTGCTGTTTATAACGCCGTTTTTTCGGATAAGCGCAGTAAAAATGCTGTTCCAATCAACGATGAAGTAAGGCAGGTTTTTGACAGGATGCTGGCCAGTGAAGAGCAAATATCAGAAATGGAGCGTATTGACGGTTATTTTTCTGCTTTGCCAGATGTTGTGTTAGATGCACTTTCAGAACCACGTAAGCAAATGCTGCGTAATTTTGCTGCTAAAGCTCACGATAAGGCAGTACAGTTATTAACAAAAGAAAGCCTTGTTAATTTCAATCAGGAGCGTAAAGACCGAATTCAAAAATATCGTGAAGATGTAGAGCCGCAGGTCAAAGAAGCGATTGCAAAACAGCCGTTATATATGGCTTCGGAGCAGATACTTGATATTGCATCTGATTTAAAAACAGCTAAGGGCGTAGCTAACAGATATTTAGAAGGCAATTTTGATGAAAGTAAAATGGCAACTTTTGATATGATCGCTGAAGCTAATGGTTTTACGTCCGGTGACGAGCTGGCTAAAACGATTATATCAGAACCATCTTTTAATGGTGCGGTTAACAGACATATTGATGAAATGGTGCAAGACGCCTTCCCTGATATTTACAAAGAGAGAGGGCTTGCTGAAGAAGCTGCACGTGATGCTATGTATAATGACGAGAGCGGTCTTTTGATAAATACAGAAGCACAGCTTATTGAGGATAAAGTACAAGGCTTGTTAAAGGGTCAGCGTGATGCTGAAACTCTTAGAAAACTTGCTGTTGCACGCAGGCAAACAGCTAAAATCCAGGCGCAAATGGACCTGCAGAATAGAGTAAAATTAAAGGAGGCTTTGAATACCCAAAAGTATATTACTGCCGAAAGAAACGCTGCGGCTAAAGCTGCTGTGGCATTGGAAAATGATGATTATTCTGCTGCGGTCCGATATAAAAACGTCCAGGCGTTTAATCATGCTTGTGTAGTTGAAAGCGTAAGACTGCGTAATCAGTATGCTAAGTGGCAGAATTATTTCAGGAAGCAGGCTAAAGCTAAAAGGGAAACATGGGGTAATGAAAGAAACTTTATTCAAGCAGCAGCAATTATGGAAAGGTTCGGTTATAAGCGTAAAGATTATTCTGATTTTGAAAAGACAGAAACTTTATCAGACTATCTGAATGATATGGATGATCTTTATGACAATGTTGCAGTTGCCGATTGGATAATGGATGAGGATGTTAGCATTACAAATCCTCGTGAACGTATGACGGCAAGTCAGCTTGAAGATGTAGTAAATGCGCTTAAAAATATCAAAGCGATCGCTAAACAGGAAATGAGTATCAACGCTTTACAGAAAGGTGTTACCTATGCTGAATTTAAAGCTGAAGCACAGGAAACACTTAATAAGCTGAAAACTATATGGAAACCGCAGGTTGGCGTTACACAGCAGCCTACAGTAATGGAGAAGCTAAAAGCGTCTTTACGCAGTACTGACAATCTTTTTGAAATGATGGACGACTGGCAGTATGGATTTTTCAGCAAACATTTTGGCGCAGCTATTCGAGAAGCAGCCGATAATGAAACAAGAAAAATTTTAGAATATGAAGAAAAAACAGCGCAGGTTTACAGGGAGTGGCTGCCGGATAAAGCTGCAGAAAAGGCGGCCGATTATCAGGAAAAATATGACGAGCTAGGTACTTCTGTAGATAAGCACGTTTTAGTAAAAATGCTTATGAATTTAGGCAACGAGAGCAGTGCCAGAGTATTGTGCAGCACTAGACCGGTAGGCTTTGAAAGTGCTGCCTTGTGGGTAGATGGCGATATCGTACAGACTAAAATCAATTTGCTTGACTTCTTAGGGCGTAATCTTACTGAAGCGGATATAAAATATGCACAGGCTAAGATAGACATTGCAGAGATGTACTGGTCTGAAATGGAAGCTCTTGAAACTCGTTGGACAGGTTTTAGTCCTAAGAAAGTAGAAGCGTCGCCTGTAGAGCTGACGTTATCAGACGGCAAGACTGTTGTTATGCGTGGCGGTTATTTCCCGCTGATGCGTGACGGTGATACTGGTTCTAAACACGCTGGGCAAGAAGTTATTTCTGATACTGATCCCAGACAAGGCCGCAATATTAGAACAATGAGCACCAGACGAGGCCATTTAAAAGAACGTGTTAAGGCTAAGTATCCTGTTAATCTAAAACGTGGAGCAGAGTTTAATGTTGCTATGGATGCGATACATGATCTGTGCTTCCGTGAGGTTATGGGGGATTTCCGTAAAATTATGAACGATCAGGAAATGTATACTCTGATTAAAGAAAAATTAGGTTTGGCCGATTTCTCTGCCTTTAAAGAATATCTTGAACGTGCGGCAAATCCTCAAGGTACTAACAGCGGTTCTGTTGGTGAAAGCTGGATGGGCAGTGTTGCTAACTGGCTTAGGGCTCGTACTGTAAACGCTGCTATTATGCTTAACCTTAAAACTGCCGTTCAGAACTTGGGTAATCCTTTGCTGTATGGTAATGCTGTAGATGGTTTTGGATATAGTGATGTCGTTGCCGCTGTGAGCAATTACAGTATGAATATGCAGCTTGCAGAGGGCTATAAATCGGCTAAGGAATTTGTTTACAGCAAATCCCCTTGGATGAAAGAAAGGTCTGTACTTCCTGATATTTCCCTGCGGGATATGAAAGAAATGGAAAGCTTGAATCCTATAGAAAAGAAAGCTGTTGAATTTGGCACAAGATTGCTGGTCGCTACTGATAATATTTCTGCTATTCCGGTATGGATGCAGGCGTATGGCAAAAAAATAAGGGCTGGTGCAGGCGAAACAGAAGCTGTGGACTTTGCCAATACGGTTATTAGACGTACACTTGGCAGCAGCAGAGTTACGGAGGTTGCACCGCTTTTGCGTGGCGGGCCTATGCTTAAACTGTTTACTACCTTCCAAGGCTTCTTCAATACACAATATAATCAGTGGGCCAGAGAGTATAACATCTTCTTAAAAGAAAAAGACATAATGCGTCTTACTTCGTTTGTGGGAGCTAAGTTTGTAATGTTTGCTTTTATAAACTTGATGTTGTCGGCCGAAGATCCATTTGAAGAAGATAAGGATGAATATCAAAAGATATCAAAAGAACTGCTTACTTACCCTATGAGTTTAGCCGGACCGGTTGGGCAGGTTGGTAATGCTATTTGGAGCAGGGCTTTAGGCATGCAGACTTACGGGTATAGAATGACAGTAGTACAAGGCACGATAGAGCAGATGGAGCGTGCTGCCGGTAAGGTGCAAAAGGTTTACCAGGGCAAAGCAGATTATGACGAATTGGTTGAGCCTACTGCAACATTTGTTGGAACAGCATTAGGCGTACCTGCACAGTTAAACAAATTATTCTTTAACGGATATGATATCTTGTTCAATGGTATGGATCCGGAAGTTGGCGACATCTTTAGACGTCGACCGAAGAAAGAACGGTAAAATAAAAATACCCCCTCAAATTTGAGGGGGTTATATTTTCGCTTCTTTGTCATTAGAAGCTTCAAAATATTTAAAATCATCATCTAAAAAGGCTTTGTGTAATTTTCTATCCCAAGATTCAACTAATAGGTCAAATGGCGAACTACCCAAGTTTTTGGTTATTACTGGTGGTCTTGAGATGAACATAATTGAAAAATGAGTATTATTTATATCCAAAGAAAAAGTTTTAAGGAATTGGTTTGAGGTATTTTGACCTTTCCCATATATTTTGCTGATTTCTTTTTTTATTTTTTCAAATTTTTCTAATCCATCTTTTTCTTCTTTTACATCCAATCTGGCTGTTATCTTATACAATTTATTATCAAAAAAAGAGAGCTCTAATAAAGGCGCATCGTATATCAACGGTATATTATAATAAGAATTTGCATTTGTTTGAAACAAATAACTTTTATGTTTTGGAGATTTTATAAGACTGTTGGGATATTCATCATAATATATTAGGGTGGGTAAAGTTTTAATTTTTTCTAATGAATCACCAAAATTTAAGCTTTCAAACTTTGATGTGCTATATGGATCAACAACAAGGGTAGATGGAGTGTGTATATTACTTTGAGGTATAGTATTATTTTGCTTTTTTTCAGTAGTGCATCCAAAGATAAATATAGATAAAAATATTATAAATAAAGTAAGAATTCTTTTCATAATATTCCTTCTTCCTTTTTTATAAATATAGCTATTTTTCTTTACCAAAACCTTCTTTCATTTTAGTAAAGTGTGAACTACTCGGCAACAAGTTGCCGAGCTTCCTGTATCATCCACTACTGCTCAAATGCTACCCGGAGGTTAACAGCTGAGTCTTACACAATGTCAGCAGGCGTTGGGTTCGGCCGGTTCCCGGCCTACCATAGCATATATCTGGTTACGCACTCTTTAGAATACGCAAGCCCTCGTTTCTTATATTTATAGCAGCGTTCTGGTCACGGTTCATTAATAGACCGCAGTTACACCGCATAATTCTTTAGGTGGAGCTGATACGAAGCAGTGAACATGATCGGCTTCTCCGACCTTGCACTCAATGACGCTAAATCCTTTTTCATCTCCTATAAATTTAACCAGCTCATACAGCCTGCTACAGATTTCAGGTGAAAGCACTTTCCTGCGGTATTTGACGCACCATACAATATGGTAATTGATGTTGTATACGCAAGTTCTTGCATGAATGTATTTGTACATATGTATAGTATATCACAAAATATGATAAATATCTAGTTATATAGAAGTTTTATAGATACATATGATTATAACTCCAAATACAAAAACGGGCTTTCATCTCGGGGACAAGTCCCCGAGAATTCCCGCCCGATTTCTTAAAATTGAAAGGATGTATTTTTTATGAAAAATTTAGTTGAAATCAAAAATAATCAAGTTGTGGTATCCAGTCGGCAGGTTGCTGAAAAGTTTGGTAAACAACATAAAGACGTTTTGGAAAATATTCGCAATATTTTAGTGGCGGAAAATTCCGCCACTAAATTTTATCAGGAAAGTATCCACGAATATCGCGGGCAAAGATTTCCTGAGTACCTTATGAACCGTGACGGTTTTACGCTTTTAGCAATGGGGTTTACCGGTAAAGATGCGTTGCAATGGAAAATGAAATACATTGCTGCTTTTAATGAAATGGAACAAGCCCTAAACAGCAAGCCTGTATCGACGTTAAAAGCTAGAGAAGTAGAAGCTCGCTTAAATAACAGCCGTGCAAGAGTTGCATCGACATTCCTTAAAGTTGCTCAAATGACTGATCTGCCAGAATATAAGCATATATGTCAGCAGAAAGCAGCAGAGGTTTTAAGTGGTTTACCGTTACTACCAATGGAAGAAGCTAAAGAAATTACTTATTCAGCAACAGATATAGGGAAAATGCTTGGAGTATCGGCAAATAAAATAGGTAAGATAGCCAATCAGCATAATCTTAAAACGCCGCAGTATGGAAAGTTATTTTACAGCAAATCGGAACATAGTTGCAAAGAAGTAGAAACATTCCGTTACTACGAATGCGCCATTCTAAAATTCAGAGAAATTCTGAAAGGTGGTGTGGTGGCATGAAATTGACAGATGCTGTTGAATTAGCTGGATATCAGGAAGTGCCATTCTACAATCAAGAAGTTATAAAAGGGTTAAATGATATATTGGAGTGTGAAAAACGGAAAAGCAGCTATAACGATTTACCTTTTGCGGTGTGTTTGATGGGTTATTTGTATGGAGTTACGCAAGGCGTTCGTAAAGAACGGCAAAGAAGAAAAAATACCCTGTAAAGGGATTGAAATAGTTTTTGAATAATGAAAAAAAGAAACACCCGCTTTCCGTGGAAAGATGCGCGAGTGTTTCAACCACCAGCCGAAGCTGATAACAATAGTATAGCAGTTTTCGGCTGGTATATCAAGGAGGATATACCATGAAAGGAAACAGGTCGTCGTGTCCTGACGATAAAGCAGAAGCTATCGCCAGATTTATACATGCAGTAAAAAATATGACTAAGAATGAGTTTGAATTAAAGTATATAAATGAAAGTGGTGATCCGAAAATGGAAGTTTCGTCGAATGATGTAAAATACTATATTGAGGATTGGGCTTCGTATAATGATTGTATAAATGATTTTATTAGTGCCATAGGATCTTTGTGCGATGATAATGCAGCTGTTACAGCGCTTGTATGTTCAGTAATGAATTATTCTAAAAAGCAAGGACAATTAGAAGCAAAACTGGAAAAACTTGGCATATCAGCAGATAATGTCTTGAAGACTTATTATAAATTATTTGAGGAATAAATTTTAAAAAGTTTCCGACAAAATGCCATTTAACAAGAGTTAAAATAGTAATGTAAGGTTATTGGATATGAGAGCAGAGGCGATGTAAAAAAATTAAAAATGTATCCGACAAAACCACTATAAAAATGAGTTAAAATAGTATCATAAAGTTAGTTAGAACTTAATAGAAAGCGCTTACTTCGGTAGGCGCTTTTTTATTTTGAAGGAGGGAAAACTTTGATAGGCAGTAGTGAAAATAGGATTACATACAATGGGAATGGAGTTGCTACAGAGTTTGGATATTCTTTTAAGATATTGGAAAAGACCGATATTAATGTAGTACTTGTTGATCCTGATTTAAAAGAAACTGTTTTAACCAAAGATTATTTCGTTGATATGGAGAAGTCAGTAGTGTTTTATCCTGGCTATTCTCCGGGAGCAGAACCACCAGAGGCAGAACGACCACCAATATTACCTGAAGGGTGGCAGCTTGTTTTATATCGTGAGGTTCCTATAACACAGGAATCTCAGTTGGATACTCATTGGCCATTTAATGTTATCGAAGCGGCATTGGATAAACTAACGATAATTTGCCAACAGCTGTGGGACGGTGTAACGAGAGCAATTCGTTTATCAGATTCAGCGCCTAAAGATATTTCTACAGTTCTGCCACAGCCAATGCCAAATGAGAGTTTTTATTGGGATAAAACCGGTAAAAAACTTATTGCTGGGCCTAATCCTAAATTTGCTATGGAGCAGGCACAGGCTAGTGCAGAATCTGCAAAGAAGTCTGAAACGTCAGCAGCAGAAAGTGCAGAATCTGCAAAAAAAGATGCAGAGAAAGCAGAAGATGCAGCTGACCGTGCAGAAGATATTTTACTACGGTTCGAGAGCGGAACTATAACAAAAGAATTTACTGCGACAGATGACAGATGGACTGAAAACAACGGCATGTGGCGTCTTACAATGTCAATGGGTAACAGCAGGCTTATAGGCGTATACAAGGAAGTCAAGAAGCCTCAGTATGAAATGGTACTAACCGGCGTTTATATGGACGCTGAAAATGTGATTATTGAAGTTCCTGAAAAGTTTGCAGGCATCGTTATACTGGCGTCGCTGACAAAAAAGACTGGTGATAAGGTCTATGTCAAAAACTTTACGGAGGAAGATTTTGCAGAGGTTGGCAGTGATTTCGTACTAACCATATCTGCTGAGGAACACCAGGCAGGAAACAGTCCGGTCGTTGTCAGCTTAACACAAATAATTGATGGCGTTAGTTATCCTTACTATGCTAATGCCGGAGTAGATAATAACGGTAACGTTGTTATAAATGTGAGCAAAGCGTTCACAGGGAAAATAATATTGGATGGAGGTTACTTAGAATGAGTGTAGAAAAAATTGTCACCGGAACTTTAGCAGAGAGAGACGCTAAGATTAATGCTAATTTTGAAGCGTTGGATACCGACAAGCTCGGTAAGACCGAAACTGCCGCTGACAGTAGCAAATTAGGTGGCGTAGCAGCTGCGAGTTATGCAAAGACTGCTGATATGAACAGTGCTATTGAGGCTGCAAAGTCGGCAGTAAAAGATGAGCTGATTGACGGAGCGCCTGATACTTATGATACGTTAAAAGAAATTGCCGATTACATTGCAGAAGATAAAACGGGTGCGGCAGCTATGAATGAAGCTATAGCAGGTAAACTTGGTAAAACTGAAACTGCAGCTGCTGCCGCTAAACTAACGACTTCTGCCGGCAGTACAACACAGCCTGTATATTTTGATGGTGGTGTGCCTGAAGCTTGTACTTATGGACTTAACAAAACAGTACCGGCTGATGCTGTATTTACGGATACAACATATACGGGCGGCGCAGGTATCAGTGTATATGACACAACTATCGTAAACACAGGTGTAAGGTCTGTAACAGCTGGAGACAGTGCTGATCAGATATCTGTAAATACTGGCGGTACAACTACCACTATTACGATAAATAATGTAGCTAATGCGACCAGTGCTACTAAAGCAACTCAAGATGCTAGCGGCAATGTCATCACATCTACTTATGCAACAAAAGATGAAGTTACAGAAGCTGTTACCGGTGCTGCGTCAGTAACCAAAACTGAATTTACAGCAAGTAGCGCCAACTGGGGAACATTATCAAACGGATACTATCCATTTACCTTGGCAGCTTCAGGAAAACACTTCCTTGGTATGTATCGTACTAATGGCAGTACCTATGAGAGTGTTATGGTAGACGTAGTTGAAAGTGGCAGTAATATCATAATCCAAAGTACGGAGAAGTTTGCCGGCTTCGTTCTGACGATTTGAGGTGAGGAAAAATGAAGCTTACTGGGCTAATAACAGTTGAAAAAATAAGAGCAGCAATCAATGCTCTTTATGACGATTTGCCGCCAAATCCATATCCTGTAGGAGCGATTTATTGGAGTTCGCAACCTACTGATCCAGGAACTCTGTTTGGTGGTACGTGGACACAGATAAAAGATAAATTTATTTTAGCTGCAGGAGATACTTATCAAGCAGGGAGTAACGGAGGTGAAGCAAATGTTACATTAGAGATTGATCAAATTCCAATGCACAAGCATTCTGCTAGTGCCACTTCATCTACCGTGAGTGGTTCTATAACTGTTGGGAGACTTCAAAATGTTGGTAGTAGTGGAGCTTTTAGCCACACCAATACAAGTAATGCTTATTGTGGAAATACAGATTGGAGAGGTTCTATTACTACTTTTAATTTAAATTCTTCGTTTGCTTCAGATATTAGTATTGATAATACTGGTGGTAGTGCGGAGCATAATAATATGCCGCCATATGTAACATATTACTGTTGGGAAAGAATTGAGTAAGGAGAATAAAAATGCAAAATATAATTATTTTAGATACGAATAACGATAAAGTTATTGTACAAGCACAAGAAAAAGTGTATATGGATACAATAAATAATTTCTTTGTTGATTATGGCAAAGAAATAGAGTATAAGTCTATTGACTATAATTGTGGAACGGAGAGTTGCTGGCTTAATGGAGTAGCATTCCAACAATACCCAAATGAAATTTGTGAAGATATTTTAAAAAGTATTGATGAATTGATTGATAAAAAAGCAGCACGTGAATATATAGCTCTTACGTTTGATGAACTTAAAGCTATCAAGCTGTCAGAGGTAGACGCTTGGACTGAAAGAAAAATCGCAGGCGGTTTTATATCTGAATGCACTGGTGAGATAGTAAGATATGATAGCGATAAGGACACGCAGCTTACGATGCAGGGGATTGCGCTGAACGTAAGCACCGAGCGTTTTAAAAATGAATATCCTGACGGCTGTCCAGTACGGGGGTATAAAGATGGTGAAACTGTTAAAACAATACAGTATCTTAACGCTTCGCAGGTATATACATGGTGTGCTGACTTATCGTCCCACGTGGGTGCTTGTAAACAACAAGGTTGGAGTAAGCAGGCAGAGGTAGCCGCAGCATTAAGCAAAGAGGAATTGGACGCTATTATATTAGATTAGGCGGTGCAAAGATGGTTGAAATGGCAATGGCTTCAATAACAATCTTTAGCTTTTTATTTGGTATAGTAGGTTTTGTATTTAAGATTTGGATCATAAATCCTTTATCTACAGCGATAGATAACCTCCAAAAGACTGTTGACGCTTTAGCTAAGACTATTAATAGGGAGCAAGAACGTACAACAGAGTTAAAGATAAAATTTGCTGAGATTGATCAGAAGGCAAAATCTGCACATAACAGGATTAACGAAGTTGGTGAACGGCTATTACTGATTGAAAACAAATGTAATAACTGTTCGTGTAAGGATAAGTGATATTTATGCTTGAGAAAATAAAAAACTTAATAGTGAGTGCCAGAAATAAAGTAGCCTCAATGTCGCCAAAAATAATGGCTGTCATTGTAGGCTATTTTATTGCAGTCGTTTTGCTGGTACTGACCTATTACGCTGCATGGATGTATATGTGGTTATGGCTAGATAAGATTATTATGTCTGACCTGCTGGCGTTGATACGTGAGATCACAGGTCCGGCTATGGTTGCATTTGTGACCTTTATAGCTACAAGTTTAGTAGATAAAGACGGGGACGGTGTCCCTGACAAGTTTGAACAGGAGGCAGAGAATAATGGTGACAAAAAGAATCACTTTAGATGAGCTGCGGCAGTTAGCAGCAAGGGCTAGAGGTAATATTGATAAGATCTATCTACATTGGACGGCTGGTAATTATCACCAGTTTTTCAGTGATTACCATTTAAACATTGACAGCGACGGCGCTGTTATGGCGACAACAGATGACTTGACAGAGTATAAGGCTCATACATGGCGGCGCAATTCTAGAGCTATTGGGATTGCTTTAGCGTGCTGCGTAGATGCTGTAGCTCATGCTGATGGGCATATCGACTTTGGCAACGTGCCACCGACAGAGTTACAGATAGATAGTATGGCAAAAGTTGTAGCTGTA